CACGGAAGAACCCATCGGTCCAGCGAGAGAGCATGCGCTTAGCGCTTGCGAGGTTCTTGCACTTGCGTTCGATGGCTTTGAAGCCGTTGAACATGCGCAACGTTGCGCTACCGTCGATGTTCTCGCAGATGCTGGCGTTTCCACCATTTCCGCAGATGAAGTAGTGATGTTTCATTTCGTTCCTTTCTTAACCTTTTCTGTTTCCAGGAAAAACGACACGTAACCGATACTGGTCGCGTCTTAATAAGTGACACCTAGGTTTAGATGGGATAGATGCCAGAAGCTCTCGACATACCAGCAACCGAAGCGACCGTGTGGCGCTATTCGCGCTATAACCCGCGGTACAAATCGCTCATCGAAGACCGAAACAGACCGCGTAGAGAGCGTCAGCAACGTCTTTGTGCCTTATGCAGCACGCTGTTAGATGTCGTTGTTGCTCTTATTGGTTCTGCGGCCGGATCGGTGCTTGGCGCATTCATCCTGTCGAACATTCGCTAGATTC